ACGGGACTTGTTCTACATTTCTACGAAGTCACTTGTTTGGGGATGGTGCTACACACCTTACGGCACTCCCCGCTGACGTGCAAGTGTCAAAACGGATTCCTAATGCGCCGGGTTATCAGCCCTATTTCAAAGGGTCGGCGCGAGGCTAGCAGCCTAGTCTTGATCTCTCTGCACCAAGGCCTCCAAGGAGGGATGGTTTATGACTGCAGGGAGAGACTTAACCGCTAGTATTGCATCCTTCAAGGCATCAAAATCTGATGGCGTCAGACCATAAACCTTGTAGAACTGCTGGTAGGTATCCTGGGTAGCCTTGTGCAGCGAACCCACATGGAACTTGTGGTCGTCTGCACGCGCTTTTCCCTTCACCTGACACAGCAGCCCTAAACAATGCTCCACATAGATGTTTAAAAGAGGTACGTGGTTGACATCCTGACGGACACCTACAAGCACTCCTTTCATCCACCCATGTGGGTCATGTTGCACAGGCACTGAAAACCCGATCTTGGCCATGAACCTGCCAACCTTTGGACCCCACACACGTCCGTGCTGTGTTATCCAAAAGCGGCCTGAACAAAACTCAACCAAGTCCGGGTCATCAGTTATTTTCACCTTAGCCTTCAGTCCAAACTCAGCAACTCGCGCCGCGTACAAGTCTGGACAGACTCTCTCTCTGAGGGCAACGACCATGTCGTCACCCATCACGATGAGCCGGTAGTCTTTAATGCCCATCTCAACTAAAATGGACACGACCACTCCGGCGTTAAGCATAGAATTGCCACAACTAGTATTAGGGTCACCCGAACAACGAGTGCCCTGGATACTATAAGTGTGGCCGTGGGAAGACTTGCCCCTGACGAACAACTGCTCCTCAAGCACAACCCTAGCCCACTTGCCAACGCCATGAGTCCTATAAACGTCTTGCTCGGCCATGAGGCCAGCGACAGAAATAGACACATCATAACGGGAGTAGTCTGACTCCAAAAACCAGGTATAGCCCTGTTCGAGATTGGAACACATCCAGCTGCCCAAGCCGTCAGCATTTAAGCCAGCGGCGTAGGTAATAGCGCTTTCAATGTTCCACTGGGTACAGAGATACTTGCTAAATGCGTGTATATAAGGCCCTAACAACGCATTTGCCAGGTCTCCAGTGCCCTGGATGACACGAGGATCATAATCCTCCGTGCCACCCGGTCCGCTTTTCAAAAGTTTCTCCCTCTTGATGAAAGCTTTCCTAACACAAGACCTTTTAACAGCCTCAACGTCCGGGCAAGCATGGAAAGATTCCAATGCTAGCCGTTGGCTGGTCTGTCTGGCCTTTGAAAACCTAGCATTCCAAATGTCGAACTGAGTGGGTCTGACGACTTTTGGAGGCAAAAGTCCCAAAAGGACTTTGGATACCCTGTCCCAAGCTCGCGCACTAGATGGCAATGGGGGGATAAGAGCCCTGTGTATAATAGCACGCTCCTCATTAAGAGGAGTGTCGGCCGATACTACAGGCATGTACTGAGCTATCGCTAGCCCGCACAGTTGAGCACCTTTAACGCGCAGCTTATTCCAATCATAAGAAAAGACAAAACTGGCGCCAAGGACAGGAACACGCGATGCTACGTCCGCGTGGTAAGCTGGCAACACGAAATTGGTGACAACACCTTTCGTTACCATGCTACCATTATTCCGGCCCTGAACAGCAGCGACCACTGCTGAGTAAGGCGCTGCCATGATGGTCTTAACAGGCCAAAGAAGCGCCATCAACAAGGTAGCAGAATACCAAACTGGTTTATATCCAAAAGACAACAACGCAGTGTGATACTCATGACCTTCATACGACTTCTCGACCATACCATGCATAACAGCTTGCTCAAACTCTAAATCGGCCACAAAACCTAGGGTACTGGCGAGAATAACACACTCAGGTCTCTCTGAGTGCGCTATAGTATTTTCCCTCACCACAAACTCCTTGACCTTACGAACTACAAGCTGGAAAGTGTCAGGGGTCCTAGGCTGCAATAAGCAGGCCATCCGAGCGTGTGCAACCAGTCTCTTAGGTACTACGTACCTGTGAGACCCCGTGGCTACAACTACAGAGCCACCCCATGGCGTCAAACGCTTAAGGGCGACTCCTCCTATCGTTCCTATACAGTTGTCCTCAACCGAAATTGAGTCCGAGTAGACTGTGGGATCCGTTAAGGCTGTCGACATAGGTGTGGGGTCTGACATAACTGGTTGGTCAATATGACAAAACCGGTAAATCAAACTACTTCCCACACTTTTGACGAGGTACCAGGTCATACCTCTACCATTAACTTCATCCCAATAGCAAGACGCTTGTCTCATCCACCCAAGGGCAGAGTGTTCATAGGCAACACTACTGCCCTTAACGGTCATTGAGACTCTTCCATCAGCGTCAACAGCATATTTTCCTTCGCCATAAAACTCGCCATTAGGCTGGGAAAAATCATGCACAACTGCGATCAAGTCGGCCTTTTCAAGAGCACTACAGATATCCTCACGATCCAAATAATACAAGCTGTCAACAGACAGCCACGTATCAGGACGGGAGCAAACACAGGAGCTTTCAACACCGAACTTATGTTCACAGTACATGAAGGCACCAGAAGTAAGATACTTCTCGTGCCTATGCTTATCTGCCGCTGTTATCAAAGGACACATGCTCCACACATTGGTCCGCCCAAGCTTCTTGTGGCGTTGAGGGTTACCTCCAATGTCGACGACAAATCCTTGACACATTGACAGAGCTACGTGTTCTTTAACCAATCTCTCACAATGCAAGAGTGGGTGTAAAGAAACACCACTACAATACTGGCTCTCGACAAACTTGTACCCGGGGAAACTATCCGACAATTGTTTCGAGAGACTTACGGGGAGGTGGAACGACACCTCCATTATCATGCCATTACTAGCGGGTAACGAGCCCTCAGTGCTAGCAACTACAGAAGTTGAATTCTGGTTAAGCAATC